AAAAATTTTAAAACAAAGAAACGCACTACTAAAAAAGCTTTCAATCGGTGCAGACCTCACATTTCTTAATATATTATCAGAGCAATTGTTTGAACAAGCATCCATTATTATCGATAAAAGACATGCATTTGTAGAAGCATTAAACAAACTTATTCAACCAGTTGCAAAACAATTTGATTTCACAGATGTCATTGTCAAATACGATGAAGACCAATCTATTGAAGCATTGAAACAACATTTATTTACAAAACAAAAAGTAGACATTCTCACACAAGCAACAACAAGTGGTCCTCACAAAGATGACATCACTGTATATTTTAATCGTAAAAAAGCAAGTCAATTTGCTTCACAAGGACAACAAAGATTACTTGCACTATCATTAAAACTATCCGTTTTACAGTATTTAAAAAATCATCAGTCTCAAGAATTAGTGTTGTTATTAGATGATGTCTTGAGTGAATTAGATGAAACACATCAACAACAGCTACTTAACTACGAATTTAAAGATCATGCACTTATTATTAACAGTACACAACATTATCCACACCAGCATTTAGATGTTATGCATGTCGCAAAGGAGTCATAAATATGTCACAAAACAATTATAATGCATCGAATATTCAAATATTAGAAGGATTAGAAGCGGTTAGAAAAAGACCCGGTATGTATATCGGTTCAACCGGTGTTAAAGGGTTGCATCATCTTGTTTGGGAAATCGTTGATAATTCAATTGATGAGGCCCTTGCAGGATATGCGACGCACATAGAACTTACCATTTTAAAAGATAATTATATTCGAGTCGTTGACGACGGACGTGGTATTCCTGTCGATACACACCCTAAAACCGGGAGACCTGCAGTTGAAACAATTTTAACGACACTACACGCTGGGGGTAAATTCGACGGTGCCTCATATAAGGTGTCAGGCGGATTACACGGTGTTGGTGCATCTGTTGTGAACGCACTTTCATCATTTTTTGATGTAGAAATCAGGATGATCTAAAAACTGGTCAGGCTGATATTCGGGCAGATATTGCCAATATCCCACAAACAACAGTGGTTTCGCAGACGGTAGATACATCTGGTATTGAGGACCGTATTGGTAGCCTAGAGGGTACGACATCATCTGGTTTTGCTGATGTAGGTGGTCGCCTGGATACCGTCGATAATACGCTTACTGGTGTGCAGGGATCTGTCGATCAGGGCTTTGCCAATATGAACAACAGCTTTAATGATATCACTGAGGGGCAACAGAACCTTCAAGGTAACATTGCAGATCTATCTACAGCAGCTACCACAGGGTTTGATAATCTAGGTAATGCAGTAAGCACAGGCTTTGCCGATACTCAGGACGCTATCAACACCGGGTTCACTGCTCAGGGCGAAGCTCTAGACACAGCATCCTCTAATATCCTAGGTGGACAAGCTAACCTACAAAGCTTCCTAGACGATATGAGCTCTCGCCAAGACACCTACTATGGCGGTCTATCTGAGGGACAGGCTAACATTATGGATAACGTGGGCGGTCTACAGACAACCTTTAATGATTTCCGTAGCACCTATGATGATAATACTACTCTAGCAAATCAGTCTCGAGCTCAGCTACAGGATATGATTACTGGTGGGTTTGGTATTGTACGCGAAGACATGGCTAATGCTAACGATGTGGCATCTCGAGATCGTGCTAATATCGAAGCTGCAGTAACTAACAACGCACAAGCCACTCAGGATGTTGCTCAACAGCAAGCCGGAATGACTAAAGACTTCGGTCAAACTCTAGAGAATATCTCGGCAGGTATTGAGCCGCGCACACAAGACGAAGCTAATGCGCAGCAAGATGTTATGCAGCGCCTTGACGTAATTCGTCAGGTTCTAGCCACACAAGGCAATAACTTGGACGCAAGCATCCGAGATCAATATAGCAAGCTAGCTACCTCATTCGATCAGAATGGTCGCCTTATTCGTCAGTCTGTTGATGATGCGGGTAACATTACAAACCGGGCTATCGATCAGCAAAACAATCTATTGCTAGCTACATTTAATAATACTGGTCAGATCTTAGACCAGAGCGCGATCAATATGAACCAACTATTCGGTGCTATGGATCGTCTAGGGTACACAGGCGGGGGAACAGCAACCGGGGATCTATCTCCCCAAATTCTAGCTAATCGCCCAGCCGCTGTACGTTCAGGACTTATGGGGCAGGGTGATCCTTACTTTCGGACAATAGGATAATGCACCCCACACAAACTTCTAAAGAAGGTATCGAACTAATCAAAAAGTTCGAAGGCCTACATAAAGTACAGGAAGACGGTATGGTTTCGGCCTACCGTTGTCCGGCTGGAAAATGGACAATTGGATATGGCTCAGTACGCGGTGTTCGCTCAGGAATGAAGATCACCAAGGACGAAGCGGAAGCTCTACTGGTCAAAGACATCCAAGATCATAACAAAGCCATTTACCGCAACGTGAACGTCCCACTTACACAAGGACAGTTCGATGCTCTGAGCTCATGGGTATTCAACTTGGGCGAAGCTAACTTTAAGAGTAGCACGGCTCTCAAGTTGCTGAATCAGGGACGATACGACGAAGTACCTGAGCAGCTAATGCGATGGAACAAAGCTCGAGTGAACGGAAAGCTACAAGTACTTAACGGACTTACTCGTAGACGCGCGGCAGAGGCTGCAATTTTTAGCCGAGATGCTAAACTACCTAGTGATCCCGGTGGCCCAGAGATGCCTCAGAAACCACAGGCAGCGGCAACCAAACCTCTAGCACAGTCTAAGACAATGGCAGGTGCAGGTATTGCTGGCGCAGCTACTGCTCTCGGAGAGATTACACCACAGATCGAAGCTCTAGTTCCTTACTCAGAGAGCATGAAAACAATCTTCTTACTATGTGCAATCGGTGGGATCGCTCTAGCAGCATACGCTCGATTTAAGGACCACAAGGAAGGTATCCACTAATGTTTATGATATTCGGCAGAATTAAAGATATGATCATTGCGACCTTAGCTTTAGCTCTGCCGATTATTTATATCATGGGTCGCGTTAAGGGTAGGGCGGCTGAGCGGAATAGAGTCCTAAGAGATGATCTTAAGACAAAAGAAAAAACCAACGATTTTTACAAGGCAATGGCAGAGCATGAAGACGATCCTTCTACCAGTGATCGCGGCAGCTTTATTAAGCGGTTGCGCCGGGACGGTCTATAGAACCCAATTAGAGGTCTATTGCCCCCCGATGATAACTTACTCCGAAGATTTTACTACGTCACTAGCTGATGAGATGGAAGCTCTACCCCCAGAGTTTACCACTACGCCTATGGCAATAATGGATTACGCAAAGCTTCGAGATCGCATTCGAACATGTGAGCAGGAAAAGGACAAATTAGATGGGTAAGATTTTCGGCTTTGGCTCGGATGATGGCACTATCGGTGACGCAATCAGCGATATGTTCGATGGTGGTGGTAAAGGTGGATCTGGCGACCAGTTCTACGGCGGCACTAACGAAGACTATGTTACAAAGACAGGCGACGATGGATCTAACGACAGTTCTTTTCTGGATAAGATTAGTAACACTGCGAAGAATGATCTAGGAATAAAGTACGATCCACCTGAAGTTAAAGATCAGAAAGATGATAAGCCCGGGGATGGTACTTCTCAGACTTCTGGCGATGGATCCGGGGATGACAGCACAGAGGAAGAGAGTCAGCCTATGGATGCGGAAACTCTGCTCCAGATGGCTAAGGACGTAGGTCTAGTACAGTCCAATGAGGATGCCCAGGCACTTATAGCAGACCCACAGAAATTCTTAGCTGATCGCGGTATGACTTTGCAAGATGGGCTAACTCTCTTACGCGCAAACGCCGAAGGTGTTGCTCTGGATCCTAGTGATCCTCGGTACGCCTTGGGGGATAGCGTTAATGTGAATGCTCAGACAGTCGATGTTGTAGCCGATGCAACCGCACCTAATCAGACAAACGCAGCAACATATAATGCATCTACTGTCACAGATCGTATCTCAGACGAGATCTATTCTGTGGATACGGCTACTGGCGAGATCGATGCAGACAACCTAGTAGACGCTGATGAGATTCAGATCGATATGCAGGGTTCTGCTACTGGCATGAATGCTGATGGTTCGATCAATTATACTGGTGTTGCTCTAAACGATGTTGCTCTTCAGTCTATATCTACCATCCTAGATACGTCATCAGTATCTGGTAAGCTAGCTGCTCAGGCGCTAGGTGAAGGTAACTACATTGATAGCAAGGCTACGATCCAAGGTCAGATAGACATTCTATCAAAACAGTTTGTAGGCCCAGA